TATATTATATATTTGAATTATGAAATCATTACACGAAAAATTGGCGAGTATTCAAGGTAGATTGAAAGCGCCTAAAAACCAAAGAAACAATTTCGGTAAATACAATTACCGATCTTGTGAAGACATCTTAGAGGCAGTTAAGCCTTTATTAAATGAAAATGGCTTAGTCTTAACATTAACAGACAAAGTACATTCATTGTTAGAATTATCGTATGTAGAAGCTACTGCAACTATATCAGACGGTAAAACTGAGATCCTGGTTTCTGCTCAAGCAGGAATCAATCCTGATAAAAAAGGAATGGATATAGCACAATCATTTGGAAGCTCTAGTTCTTATGCTAGAAAGTATGCTTTAAATGGATTGTTTCTTATTGACGATACAAAGGATGCTGATGCAACTAATACGCACGGTAAAACAACAGTTAAAAAAGAACTGTTAACACCTAAACATCCTAAATTCGAAAATGTAAAACAATTCCTTTCAAATGGAGGTAACATCAAACAGGTACAAGATAAATATACAATATCTGATGCCGCAAAAACTCAATTAGTAAACTCTTAATTTTTATTTATATGGCAAGTATAACATCAATTTCAATAGACGTCAAAAAGATTGACAAGTCTAAATTAAACAAAGGTCAATATCTTAATATCGACCTTGCAACAAGGGAAGAAACTAACCAGTATGGTCAGAATGTTTCAGTATATTACTCTCAAAGTAAAGAAGAGAGATTAGCAAAACAACCTAAGTCCTATTTAGGAAACGGTAAAGTTGTTTGGACTGATGGAAACATTACTAGAGCTGAACTTGTTAAAGCAAACACCTCTGAGGAGACGGTGGATTTTTAGTGTTTTGTTTTTTAATGAGAAAAGTGGGTTGTAAAAGACCCACTTTTTTTTTATATTTATAACATAAAACAAACCTATGAATAATAAATTCAACCTCCTCTACCAAAAAACATATGTTGATCCTGAAGAATCAATAGAATACCCTCCAGTGGCTTTATCTTATGGCCAATACAAAGTAAGAGATAAATTTTATCCTATTCCAATAGGAACTTACGGAAACTTTAGTTTTATACAAGCAGCACCTAAAAGCAAGAAAACATTCCTAGTGTCAATGCTGTGCGCTGTTTATTTGTCAGGCAGTAATAAACTAACCGGAAACCTAAAAGGTCATAGAAATGGTCTTAAACTAGTTCATTTCGATACTGAACAAGGTAGATTCCACGCACAAAAAGTATTTAGAAGAGTTCTGGATATTTCTAAACAGGATAGAACTTTCTATGATACTTATGCTCTTAGAGTATTATCAGTAAAAGAAAGAATAGAATTTATAGAATTATATCTAGAAAAGTATTCTGATGAATTAGGAATTATGGTAATTGATGGGATAGCAGATTTAGTTCTAGATGTAAACGACATAAAAGAATCTAGTGATATTGTACAAAGAATATTAAGATGGTCAGAGAAGTATAATATACATATCATATGTGTAATACATACTAACTTTAATTCAACTAAGGCCACAGGTCATTTAGGATCCCACTTAGAAAAGAAGACTGAGACTCAGATACAATTAAATGTAAATGAAGATAATGATAGTATAGTAAAAGTTAGTTGTAAAAGATCCAGGAGCTTTGCTTTTGAAGAGTTCTTCTTTGAAGTTAATAGTGATGGTATTCCAATGATAATAGACAAAATAGATGATATATTAAATGTAAAAAATGGAACTAAATTTAACTTTTGACATAAGACCTCAGGCTCATCAATCAGTAAGGATGGGTAGAAATGGCATAGCATATACTCCTAAAAAAATAAAGGATTATAAAAGAGCTATAATGCTTTTAGCTAGAAATCAACTACCTAAAGACTTTGAGATAATTCCTGCCGGTACTGCGATTACTGTAGAGTACTTACATTACATATTTGAATACACTAAGTCTACTCCTAAGAAGAGAAGAACTTATCAACTAGATAAAACAACTAAACCTGATTTATTAGATAATATCAATAAAGCTTTTATAGATGCATTAGAAGGAGTTGTGTTTGCTCAAGATCAAAATATAGTAAGAGTAAAGGAGTTGAGAAAATTCTATGGAGAAAGTAATAAAATAGAAATAAAATTATTATATTAATAACCAAACTATGAACAACAGAGAATTTAATAAATTAAAGAATGAATTACTGGATGAGTGTCAATCTATAATGGATGCTAAACAACCAGAATATACTAATAAGAATATTGATGTATTGTATAACTTTAAAAGTACTGGCAACCATATAGGTATTAAGCCTGCTGAAGTTTGGGCTGTATTTTTCCATAAACACATACAAGCTATTCTAAGCCACTCTAACAACCCAGATATGCCACAAGCTGAACCAATAGAAAGTAGATACGCAGATGCTATTAATTATTTGTTTCTTGGCTATGCTTTAATGAATGATAGACCTAAAAAAGACATAATATCAGGAACTGAATGATACTAGAAGAATTATCTAAACGCAATAAGGAATGGTTTAAAATTGCACTTTCTATTTGTAAAGATGAATCTCTGGCTAAAGAGTTAGTTCAGGAGATGTATTTAAGACTTAATAAATACATTGATAATATAGATCGTATAACAGTTGACGGTAAAATTAGTTCCCTATATATATATGTGACTATCAGGAACTTATATTACAAACATCAGAATAAGAGAAAAAAGAACATAATCTTTCAATATAAAGATTATGATTTTTTTGATGATGGAGTAACTATAAATGATAATTTTAAATCTTCTATAGAGGCAGATGTAGAATTATCTAATATGGAAGAAGCACATAGAAAGATTATGGATAAGATATTGAAAGAGGTTTCTACTTGGTATTGGTATGATGAAAAGTTATTTAAGCTTTATTTCTTTACAGATAAAAGCTTAAGGAATATAGCTTCCGAAACAAAGATATCATTAACAAGTATATATAACTCTTGTAAGAATTATAAACAAATACTTATCGAAAAGTTCGGTGAGGACATAACAGACTTTTTTAATAAAGACTATTACCAAATAAAATGAAAGAACCAAAAGACAAAAGAACCAAGGCATACAAAGAATGGAAAAAGAACTTTGATACAGAAAACAAGAACAAGTCTAAAGGACTTGGAGATACTATTGAAAAGATTACTGAAGCTACAGGAATTAAAAAAGCAGTTAAGTTTTTAGCTGGAGAAGATTGCGGGTGTGATGAAAGAAAGAAATTATTAAATGATTTATTTAGATATGACAAACCTTTGTGTTTAAATGAAGAAGAGTACAATTTCTTAACTGACGTCTTTAATACTAAAGGAAGTATAATATCTTCTCGTAGAGTTGTTAGATGTATTAATATATTTAATAGAATATTTAATGCAAAACAAAAAGCAACGAGTTGTAGCTCGTGCTTTGTTTCTAATGTATATAATCCACTTAAAAAGGTTTATGAAGCCTATAAATAAAGAAGAGGATTTATTTAATTATTTAAAGCTAGAAGTTTATCCAGACTTAGTTAAAGCAAGAGGTAAGTTATCTAGATGGGATTGTTATTCTGTAGACAAGGCTCATAGAATAGAATTAAAATGCAGAAAGACTCATTACGATACTTTACTTATTGAGAAAAAGAAATTTGATGCAATGATTGAAGTTTGTAATAAACATCTCGATATTCCTTATTATATTTGTAGTACGCCAAAAGGTATATATTCTTTTAATTTGTTTGATGTATTACCTAAATGGGAAGTTAATTATAAAAATCCTGCTACTACTCAATTTAATAACAGGAACAGAATTGCAAAAGAAGTTGCTTACTTAAACATAAATGATGCCAAATGGACACAATAAAATTACTTGACGGATCAGAATGGAATGTTAAAGAGATCTTACAAAAGATGGAAGACAATAATTTCTATTATGGATTCTTAGGAAAGAATACTTTATCTTCTTCTGTAGCTAAAAAACTTATGGTAAGCGCAGATGACTATATACAAGATATAAATAATCCTAAGAACTCAGACATTAAACCATTTAGAGATGGAAGATTAATTCACGTTTCAATACTTGAAAGTGATAAGCTAAATGATTATTATAATTTTGTTGATGTTGCCTCTAGAAGAAATAAAGAATTTAAGTTAGCTAAAGAAAACTCAGAAGGTAAGGAAGTTATGTTGGAGAAAGAAAGGATATGGGCAGATGGTTTAAAAGAAGTGGTATTAAAAGATCCTGAAGTAAAAGAATACATAACAAATGGAGAATGTGAGAAGTCTGGAATAGGATATGTAATGGGCTTGCCTTTCAGAGGCAAAGCCGATTGTTTATATGAAGACAAAATAATTGATCTAAAAACCACTTCAGATATTGATAATTGGGAATATAATAGTTACTTTTACGGTTATGATATACAAAGTTATATATACACTCAATTGTTTAATAAAGATGAGTTTGTTTTTGTTATCATAGATAAAAGAAATAATAAATTAAAAATACATAAAGCTACAGATGATTTTATCAGTTCAGGAAAGAGAAAACTTAGAAGAGCAGTTCGGAATTATATCGAACACTTTGGCTTTTAATAATGAAGTAAGTAGGCTGTATTTTAATTTAACTGTAGATGACTTTCTAGCTGGAGCATCTTTAAGACAACTAAGATCCGCTCTAAAGTTTTATGAAGAGCTAGAGTTATACGACGAATGCCAGGGGATATTTATGGCAATTAAATATTATAAAATAATAACAAAAACATTTAACGAAGAACACTATGAACATTAAAGAGGTAAGGAATTTTGTAGAAGACAAAACTCAATTAGATGTAAGCAAGAAATCAAGAAGAAGGAACTATGTATATGCTAGAGCTATCTTCTTTTATCTGGCTAGAAAGTATGCTGGATCTACTTATTACGTTATGGCCGCAGAAGTTAATTGTAATCACGCAAGTGTAATCTATTCTATAAGACATACTATTCCGGTAATATTTAGAGAAGAACCTAAGTTAAAACAGATATGTGACAACTTTGTTTCTTTATTTACAGAAGAGATAATATCAGATACCAAAACTAAAGAAGATATAATATCTGAAAACATAGATCTCAAAATAAGATTATCTAGATATGAAGATGCTGCTAAAAAAGATGATAAAAGTAAAATTGTTCAGAATACAATAGATTATAGATTTGCTAAATTAATAGAACAAACTCCTGAAGATAAGATAGACAACTTGTATGTTAAAATGGAAGCTATAGTTAAAATGTTAAATACCAAATGGAAAGACAAGGTAGATGTTTATTCAAGCTATGAAACAGTTAACCGTTGTTAATGGCACACAAAAGGAAAACAAAACCTAGAGTTAGATATGATCTTAAAATTATATCCTGGTGTATGAACAATGGATATAAATTGTATCCTGTTCCTGAAGGTAACAACTTTAGAATAGTGCTAGAATACAAAGGGTCTAAAAAGAAATCTGAATTAGTGTATAGTAAAAAGAAATGGAGCGAGAGAATATGGGAAGTCTACGGATTAATATATGATAATAAATGCCTAGAAAAAAAGTAGAGAGAAAATATATGAAGAAGACCGATGGACGAAAGAACAACGGTCAGAAACGTGGAGACGCTGTTGTTAGAAGAACTATGGCTACTCCTGCCAATATTAATTAAAGAGGTTTACGGGTCTGAGGAAGCTTTCTGGGTTATGGTAGCAGAAAATGCTAAAGACTCTCAATTCGACAGGAAAATGATCTTAGAATACATATACGGCAAAGCTAGAGATAATGTAGATGCTTCTTCTGCTAATGATAAGGTAGATATCTCTATTATGAATTTCTTTCAAGGTACACCAAAGATAGAAGAGAATACAATTGATATAGAATCAGAAGATGAAGACGCCTAAACTTAATAGTAAGTACCAAGCTTTCGGTAATGACTCTAGATACTTTATAGTAACAGGAGGAAGAGGATCCGGTAAATCATTTGCGGCTAACGTATTCTTATTACTGTTAACTTACGAAAGAGGACATAAGATTCTGTTTACTAGATATACAATGGTATCCGCAGCTTCATCTATTATTCCAGAATTTATAGAGAAGTTAGAAATTATGGGTGTGGTTGAGGACTTTAGAATAACTAAAGACGAGATCACAAATATCAAGACAGGATCCGGTATTTTGTTTAAAGGTATCAGAACAGCTTCAGGTAATCAAACAGCAGCTCTAAAATCATTAAATGGTATTACTACATTTGTTTTAGATGAAGCAGAAGAACTAACAAATGAAGATGACTTTGACAAGATAGATCAGTCTGTTAGGGTTAAGAATAAACAGAACAGGTGTGTTCTTATATTAAATCCTACTACAAAAGAACATTGGATATACAATAGATTCTATGAGAATAGAAACATACCAGACGGACATAACGGAATAAAGAACAGTATAACCTACATACATACAACTTATAAAGATAATGTAGAGAACTTATCTATATCATTCTTAAACCAACTACAAGATATAAGAAGAAGAAGGCCAGAGAAATATACTCATCAGATTCTTGGAGGCTGGTTAGAAAAGCAGGAAGGAGTTATTTTTAGTAACTGGAGAATAGGAGAATTTAATGAGAACTATGATATATATTATGGGCAAGACTTTGGATTCTCTATAGATCCAACAGTCTTGACTAAACTAAGTATAGATCGAAGAGGTAGAAGAATATACTGTAAAGTAATGTATTGTAGACCTGGACTATCAACAACTCAGATAGCAGATTTTAATATAAGATACGCAGGGCCACACTTGATTATTTGTGACTCAGCCGAACCTAGACTTATAAATGAAGTTAAACTCAAGGGAGTTAACATTAGACCTACTATAAAAAGAAAAGGATCTATATTATCTGGTATTGCTCTTCTTCAAGACTTTGATTTAATTATAGATCCTGATTCAACAGAATTAGTTAAAGAATTAAATAATTATGTTTGGGCCACCAAA